CTTTTTATTCCGCGCTTCGTCCAGAAGCTCATAGGCTTGCGCTTCGGTAATGCCGAAATGTTTGGCAATTGCGAGTGTGTCGTTGTTCTCGCTCTCGCGGAATTTGGAAAGGACTTGATTGGGGTGAATCATTCGGCGGCCTCTTTTCGGTTCACGACGTCGGCCTGAATGCGCGCTCGGACGAGACCCATGGTTAGAGCTAAGGGCTCGAGTTCACCGCTATCGACGGCCTTGGTTATTGATTGGATACGCTCATAAATGAGCTGCAGAGCAGACTTTGCGGACTCGTAGGCGCGATGCGCTCGCTTCTCGTTGACGGTGACCTTCCGGTCCTCGAGATCAATGAAATAGGCGATTTCGAAAGGCGTGAACGAAAAGAACGTCGGCGCACCAACAATCTTCTTCGCGTTCGGCTCTGCCACGTTGCAGTCGTTGCAAATCAGCGTGTTCGGAAACCGGATAAGACTGTCGCGAACAGCGTTGCCAAAGTTCCAATCGCCGTTTGCCAGCTTGCGCGTGTCAACGTCGAAGCGCTCACAGTAATGGTCATGGTGATCGTGGATGGCACAAAGCAAGTCGCCGTTTTTGTCGAGGCGCGCCATCTCGCGCTTGGTGCGATAACAGCATGGGCAACGCCAATCGGGAGAAACCTCGAAGAAATTGCCGACCTTCCCAAGGCCTCGAGCGCCGAGGGTTAGGAATAGATCAACCAGAAGCGCGCCGTTCGGACCCGCGTCCATGATGGTCATTGCTGACCTGCCCCGGCCCTGAAGCCGCTTGCAATTGTCGCCTTGATTTCTGGAAGCGTTAAGCCAGCTGCGAGCGCCGCCTGTGTCAAACGCTGATCTGCCAATACGCTCGAGAGTTTGCCTTGTCGAATAAGCGCCCCAACGGTGTAGGCGGCCCAATTGAGAAGGTTGTTTCTCGTCCCGGCTCCAGCCGTCGCCAACTTGCGCGCCATGCCCTCGAGACTGCGATGCGCCATCTCGGAGGTCTGCATCGGCTCAAAGCGCGGAAGCGCGCGAGCTTTGGGCAAGAGCTTTTCAATGGTCCACAGCGGCAATGGGGGGATTAGAGTGGTTTCGGGCGAGACTAGCCAATGATACGTTCCGCCATGCCCTGCATCTGTTGGCGCGATCCAGCTCGGAGCCGCCACGACATAGCCACCGGTGGATTTCACATCGATGCCGGGTCCGAGACGATCCTTACTCGATTTCAAGCCTTCTGGCAGGCGAAAGTACATGTGCCGGCCGTTGTTGCCCGTCTTCGCCGTTGGGCATGGCGGAAACAGATTCCCGGCGCCGGCGAGTTTCGAAACGCTGGCAAAGCCACCATTCCTAGGATCAACGTCGATGACGACGATTCCTGACGGTTCACCGGTGGCAATCGCGATATTGCATTTGGGATAGGCTCTAGCCCAAGCATCGATCTGGCGCGGATCGTCGGAGGCATCCTTGAATCCTTTGCCGCCCTTGATCGCCGGCAGTTTAGAGCCATGCCCAAGGGGGAAGACCTTGAAACCGAGCGAAACATAGAGGTCAGCTGCTTCGACAAACATGCTCACCTCCACGACTTGTTGCGCACAGCGTTGGCCCCGATATCGCACCACAGTTCAATGGTATCGGTCGGTCCTTGGCGCTGCTTTGCGATTTGAAGTTCGAGCGTGTAGCGAAGCGCGCTGAGGACGAGATCGCGTTCCTCACGTTCGCCTTCCGTCTCTGGGTTCAACCGTTCGAGACGGTAAGCCGGCCGGTAGCAGAACAGCACAAGGTCTGCATCCTGCTCGAGCGAACCGGAACCGCGAAGATCTGAGAGCAACGCGCGCTGATTGTCGCGATCTTCGTTCTGGCGGTTGAGCTGATGCAGACCAATAACTGCCACATCCAACTTTTTAGCCACCTCGCACATGGCATTGCTGATTTCGTCAAGTTCCTTGACCGGTTGACCAGCATATCGACCTGATGGTGAAACCTTCAAAAGGTGGTCGATGAAAACGCAGTCAAGTCGCTTTCCTGCACGCTTAAAGGCTTCGACCGCCCGCTTGGTGCGTTCGAAAATATCAGCCGCTGTTAAACCCGGCGTCGTATCGATCTGGATTGGCAGGCCCTTGAATGTCGCCGCTGCCTTCTCGAGGCGGCGCATATGGGGTTCGGCCTTACCCGGCCGGAGATCCTTGTAATGGATGACCGGTTCGGTATACGCGAGGTCAGTCAGGGCTCGAGCCGCGAGCTGAAATGCTGACATTTCAAGCGAGAAGAACAGAACACCGTGGCCGGCCTGAGCGGTTTTCAGAAGCGATGAAAGCGCGAAGCATGATTTGCCCATCGAGGGGCGTCCGGCAATGATCGCAAATTGACCGCGGTGCCAGCCGGCCGTGGACGCGTCGAGATCAGCAAGACCGGTGGTGATTTCGATGTCCGCAACATCGGATTTCAGATACTCGAGAAACTTTTCTGAGACGGTGCTGATAGTCTCCGGCGCAATGGCTGAGTCTTCGACTTTTATGAACGTCTCAAGATGCTTGCCCACCTCGTCAACAAGGGCACGAGGTTTGATCTTCTCGTCCGTTGCTTGCTGGGCAATGGCGGCAAGGTAATCGCTCATGCCGCGGCGAAGCGCGATTTCCTTGAGGCGCCGGGCGATCTCCTCGACCTTGGGTTCATTGCCAACAACGGTCAGCTTGCCGACGACATCAAGGCCAGTCGAACCGTCGAGAGCCACGATGCCTCGAAGCCGCGGCAAGAGCGTCACGGCACTGACTGGCTTGCCGTCCTTTGCCATGTCCCGCGCCGCATCGAGAACGGCACTTAGAGCGGGATCGGTCAGATCATCAGGTTCGAGATTGCCAATTCGTTCGACCGCCCGGCCATCCTTGAGGATTAGCGCGATCAACGCGCGCTCGAGTTCTGCGTCGCCAAAAGGCGTTCCTGCGAGGTCCAGCATCAATGCGCGCCTCGCCTGCTTGCAAGGGCCTGCTCTGCCGCAGCCCGCTGATCAGGTGTGAGACCTGCCAATAAATCTCTCTTGGGGCCGCGCGCCTGCGTGCCGCTGTTTCCGTAGCGCTTGCGATAGTCGAGGTCGTACTGGCAATGGCGCCGGAGCGCGGTGACGCATTGCAGATGCGTCGGATTGGACATCTTGGCAATGTCAGCCGCCGCTTTGTTACAGACCGCGGGGAGGTCGATCCCTTCGAATTCCTGCTGGAGCGCAACTGCAAAACCATTCAGAGCGGTGAGTTTGCCATTTTTGAACATGAGGCCCTGCGAGCCATCGGGGGGATCGGATGGGAGCCAATCGGACTTAACCGACCTGCGACTTCCCTTCCCGGCGCGCGCACTTTCGGCGCGCGAAGAATTAATAATTATCCCTTCGCCCTGTAAGGGCGAAGGATTGTTCCCTTGTTCCCTTGTTCCCTTGTTATCCTTATATTGTTGTTGCTCGTTTGTTGTTTGATTGCTGTTTGTTTGTTGCTGTGTTTGTTCCTTGTTTTCTCCGAAGCTTTGGAATTGTTCGTAATTACAAAGACTTATGACTGTTGCAATTCGTCCGACGTGTTTGTTGCTTTTTGAAGCACCCGGAACGAACCTTGAAATCATCATATCGGCCTCGAGCTTATCGAGCCAAATACGGACCGCCATTGGGGTCCAGTTCCAGCGTGCGGCGAGCCATGAAACAGCGCCGACCATCTGGCCGCGCTTCACTTCCATTTTGCGGCCGCCATTCTGGATAAAGCCGTCCTCGTAACGGCATTCCATGATCAAATCGATGAAGGCAGCCATCGGCTGAACCGCGCCCCGGCTTGGGTCCATTGGCTTGGCAAAGAGATGGATTCCGACAAGCGGATGCGAGCGGATAGAGCGCGCAATTGCGACCCAGCCGTTGTCCGACGAAAAAGTCAGAGCGCCATTGTGGCCGATCGCACTCATTTGACATCGCCTCCCACATTTTGGGTGCGGCGAACGGTGGAAATACTAAATTCCCACTTGTGGATTCCGGTGATATGTTCTATAAACATCTCGCATTCGCCTTTGAATGTTTTTCGTTTCGTTTCTTGATCGACCTGCCCGGTCCTTCTTCAATCTTTCGGTTCTCGCTCGCCAAAGTCTGAACCGCCGATATTCAAATCGAGCCCCGCGCCAACGGGGCTCTTTTCGTTTTTAGAGTGGCGTTCCCGTGCTGGTCTGTTGGTTGCCGAGCATGGCTCCGGCGC